CCGCTGAATATATTAGAACTCTGATAAGTACTGCCTCCATCTTTAGAATAAGTAAGCGGTGGGTAGCCTCCTTGAGCGTTAACGGTAATACTACCATTGCCGCCACCTACATCATCAACTACTACTGTACTAAAAATAATATTTCTAGGGAAAATAATACCTTTAAAAGCAAATCGAAAGTTTGATTTATATTCTTGACCATCTACTTTGAAAGAATATTGATATTGACCGCCTGAACCCATTAATGAGGCTAATTCAGTATCTACAGATGTAGTAGGGAAATATAAAAAAGTTCCGTCGCTTGCAATATCTCCTTCATCTAATGGAATTTCTTTTATAAATGTTTCGTCAAAGTATTTTTTTATAACGAATTCAGTTATAGTACCTTGTAGTTTTATGTAAAATGAAGGTAAAGAAGAGTAAGTAGCTACAGCGGTTAAATCATTATAACCGTATTGTTGTTCTATTTCGCTTGTGCCTACTTTCACTATCTTCATGTTTCAAAGTTAATGTTTATTTAGTCTAATTACAAATAATATTTATAAGCTTATTTATATTGATTCTTGATAGTTATTTTCGTTATTTTGTTTTAACGTGTTTGGTATGGGTAGATTTTTAAACGACTTAAACGAGATAATATTATGACTGAATTAGAATATTGGAAACAACGTTGCGAATTAGCAGAAAAGTACATAGAAGAAACGCCTTGCGACCCTGACATTTATGAAGAGCAGATAGTTGCATATAACAACTGGACTGAGTTTAAAAAATTACCTATACCTGTTGTTGTATTTAGCGAAGCGGAGTGCAAGCACCCTAGAAGCGAACAGTTGTGTGTAAGCTGTAAAAAAGAAACAGCTACTCACGGAATAGGCACTACAAAAACTGTTTGCGGTAAATGTTGGAATAATATAATAGCTTAAACACAATTTCCTACAACGGTTAGTATATGACTTCAGTGGCGATTGATTGCAGAACTTTTCGCATACCGACAAACTTACAAAACTGCACAGTGGTTAAAATTGACACCTTAACGCCACTGAATTATATATTGTTAGGGTGCGTTATTATTATGACACAAGAACAGCAAGAACGAGCAAAGATACTAATGCAAGCAGCGTTGGATATTTTAAACAAATGTGATGAAGGAATATATGTAAAAAATGTAATGGAAGTAACCGCAATATGGGATAATACAGAGTGCGATGGATATTGTTTAAAAGAAGAGTTGGGGCAACTAATGGACGAAGTTAATGCACCCTAAGGTTTTAATATACTGCGTGGCGTAAATAACAGATAAAACTTAAATAAATGAACGAAAGTAAAAAAGAAAAAAAAGGGGAGGGCATTAATTTTTTTAATGTAGATAATATAGAGTTTATGAGAACTACTCCAGATAACTATTATGACCTTGCTATTGTTGACCCACCTTATGGCTTAGGTATTGACGGGCAAAAAGAAAGTAAAAAAGGAAAGAAGAGTGACCGAAAAGGACATGCACAAAAAGATTGGGATAATGCAATACCTAAAGCTGAATACTTTGAGCAATTATTTAGAGTGAGTAAAAACCAAATAATTTGGGGAGGTAATTATTTTGTTGAACACCTTAACGAAGGACATAAAGGATGGATTATTTGGGATAAAGCGCAGCACGGATTAACTATGAGTGATTGCGAACTTGCTTATAGTAGTTTCGATTGCCCTACACGTATTTACACAAAAAATAGATCAATACTATTACAAGAGGGAACGATACATCCAACACAGAAGCCTAAACACCTTTATAGATGGCTGCTGCAAAACTATGCAAACAAAGGGGATAAAATACTAGATACAAACGGTGGTAGTATGACAATTGCACTTGCTTGCCATGATGAAAAGTTTGATATTGATATTTGTGAAATAGATTCAGACTATTTTAAAAAAGGGGCTGAACAATATGAGTTGCACAAACGCCAACTCCAACTGTTTTGAAAAAACAGAAGCGCGGGGGCTTTTTTCTTTTTGGTCAAACAGCACGAACCTTAATTAAAAACACTAGAAAGCCATGAAGTATATTTGTTGTTGTACGCCGTTTGGTTTTCTTTTTACATATTTGTTAATGGCGTACAACTCAAAAACATCGTTACCGTGCGTAGCATGGTTGATGTTGACAGTTATCACACGTTTCAATGTGTGATCTTACTGGTCTTAAGTAATAACCAAAGGAGCGTTTTAATGCTCCTTTTTTATTCAGTTATTCTGTCTTCACCTTCTTCTGTAATTCTTTGCTCTCCTTCTTCAGTAATTCTTAAGAAAGAATCATCTTTATAGAAATTACCTTCCAATTTAGGCCATGAGCCATCCCATTGCACACTAATTCTAGTTGGCTGTATGACTCCTTGATCTGTTATAATTCCTTGGTCTAAATCAATTGAGTTCGATAAGGGTATAAGAGGAAATAATATATCTTTTATTTTTCTATCAGGCTTCTGATTTACATCTATATTCTCAAAGCCGTTAAACGATGCTTTATTATATGGCATCTCAGCAATGTAGGTATCTAGTAATTTTGATATTGAAAAATCTTTGTTGGCAATTCCATCTGTTTCTACTACCTCATAAATTATAGTCTCAACAGTTAGTACTACATCGTAATCACCTGTCGAGCCAATAAATCCAATTTTTGCGGTTACCGCATCTTTTACTGTTACTTCTGCTATACCTTCGCTATTGGTTAATTGTTGCCATGCTGCACTTCCCAAGTTAATAAATACAAGTAAATCAGAACCAGTTGATACTCTTACTGTGTCACCTGCACTTAATGAGAAGGTATTTGTCTCGCAGCTTTGAAAGTTAACGCTATTATTAGTAAGAGTAAATGAAGTTAAAGCCGTGTTCGCCCAAGGTGCGCCATCTAATAAATCGAACCCAGATGCAACAGTATATCCTGAATTACTTATAGCTACATTATTTAATTGCGTGTAATGTGAAGTTTCGGTTATTATATCGCATTTAGCAAGCATAAACTTACCGCTAAAATCATCAGGCAAAGACAATAAACCTTCTATATCTGTAGCCCAAGGATCTAAGGCTATTTCAAGCATATCATTTGTAGATATAGACTTATCAAAATTTACATCTATAGTTTTGAAAAACTCATTTTTGCTTTCGGTTCTATATCTTATAAATCTAGGTTTATCTAGGTTTTCTATATTTATAGTTGAAAGATTTTTAGACCAGTTTATTAACTGTCCATCTGCCCCATATTGATAAGCAGTTAAATCTAATCCTATATTTTCTTTGTAATCTATTTCTTTTATAGGTATTAAAGATCCTGATTTATCGTTATCGAACCATATACCATCTATAGCATTAAATAAAGTTGAACTTCCATTTATCCTTACGTATCGATGCAGAATATTATTTAAGAATTGATTCATTTTAGACAAAGACATGTTTTCATAATCATCATCATCACCTCTTAAGCTTCCTGAAGGAATTATTAAGGCGTTTTCTAATTCTGTGCCTGAAAAATTTAATAAGAAATCCTCAATAACTGGATTATAAGCTGAGATATTAGGTGCTTGATTAGCTCTTAATAAATCAATAATAGACATTCTTAAACTTCTAGCTCCTTGTAGTACTAATTCACCTGTTACCGTGTTATCACTTTTGTTTAATTCGTCGTGATCTGTATAAAACTCGAATTCTAAAGGGTAGTAGCTTTGAGTTAATCCTAATTCTGCATAAGCTACTGTTATAAGAGTAACTCCTTCTATTTCTGTTGTATATGTTATAGTTTGCTCGTGTACTGATCCTGTAGTAGTTACAGGTGCTAATGCATCAGATTTTAAAAGAAAACCTCCGCTATCGTATAGAGAAACTAATCCTTGCGGTAAATCCCATCTACCATCTGAATATAATTTAACTTGCTTAACTGTATGTGCTCTTTTAAAGGTAAATGCTAGTAAAGGTTCTCGGTCGGGGCTAATTGACCCATTCCACCTCACACCATACCAATTATTGCCAACTATTGAATTTACTTTTGCTTCATCGAACAAAGTGTTAATTCCTGATTCGCTGTTATTAGCCCATGAAGTTCCGTCTGTGTTTAATCCTCCTGCATTTGTTTGTACTGTCTGTATTTCGTCTCTTTCGATAGGATAAAATAAGTATTTTGTTTTAAATTTATTGTCCCATCTCCTTACTGTTAACACGTCTTCATAGTCTTGTGGTTCGGTGCTTACTTCTGTATCTATTGATTTATCGTAAATCTCGTACTGCGTAAATGTTTCAACATTCATAGTAACCATACGGCTATCATCGTCAAACTCACCATCAGTTATAAGATAGCCGTAGCCGATAGTGGTATAATCTACACCGTTAAATTGTTGTACCCAAAATGGAATTTTACCACGATCTCTAAGAGCTAATAAAATCTCATACTCATCACCTCTTTCGCCACCACCGAATACTAATGAGCCGCCTAAGTCTAGCCTATTCTGAACATCTACCCTATCTTGAGCATAGATAAAATTACTGAAATTAGGATGTAGTTCTGTGTCGTCATAACCAGAGCCGTTGTATTGTTTTATGAATAATTTGTATCTTATCATCAATGATAGTTTATGCGGTTCATTTTCCTATCCATTAAATTGTAACCTTCTTTAGGCAGTATATACATTTGATTTGCTAAAAGATTTTTGACATCTCTCATTTCGTCTTCCATTTTACGAGTATCAAATATAATTTGCTGTTGTTGGCTTTCGATTGCTCGCATACCTGTTATACTTGGTATTACATCGTCTGTTATTACTCCGTTGTTTATTCCTGTTAACAATTTAGGTGCTTTAGCTGTTGATTTAGCCTTTATAACGCTTTCACCGTGACTTATCATAGCTAAATTACTATCGCTGGTTCCCGTTCCTTTTCCTTGAAAATCTATTACACCTTCAGCAAAAGCAAAATCTCCGATAGTTTGCGCTAATATAGATCCAATTGCGGCAGCTGCATTTAATCTATTAGTTGCTTTAGTAGCTGCAATTAAAGGTACACCAGCAAGACCTAAAGGAGCGTAAGCTGCTGTTGCTGCTGCGTTAGCTACTTCTGTGTCTTTAACAATAGATGCAATTGCTAGTCCTTGTTGAAATATAAATGCAGCCTTCGCTATAGCAGAACCTTCACCCGCTATTTGAGCTAATATTTCCAAGCCTTGAATTGAGGCGTTTATTTTAGCTTGTAGTAATTCGTTTTCCGCATTCGCTAAAGCTTCAGCTATCTTTTTTTGTTCTTCAGCTGATTGAGCTTTAATTTCTACTAACCTAGCTTGTCTCGCTTCTTCATCTTCTAAAGCCTTGAATTCTGCTTGGTTCAATACATCTATTTCAGCTAATTCACGTTCAAGTTGCGCTTGCTGTTCTTTCTCTATTTCTGCGTATATTTCAGAAGTTGTTTTAAAATTTTTCTCTTTAGCTTCGGTATTAGTATTTATAGCAGATGTATTTTCATCTACTATTTCGGTATTTGTATCTAAAACCTCATCCGCTTCTTCATTAACGCCTGATAGACTACTTAATACATTTAATTGCTTTTGAAGCTCATCTGTCAGTGATTTCTGCTTAGCCCTGTTGTTTTCGAGTCTATTACTTGTTTCACTCACAGCTATAGATAAATCACCTTGAGCTTTAGCTACTGCCCCTAATGCTGAAGCCGAAACTTCACCTCTTTCTTTGCGTATCTTAGCTAATGCCTCTTCAGCTCCTGATAACTCTATAATTAAATCTTTTTCTTTTAACTGTAAGTCTACCAATTCTTCTTGGAACTCCTTTATTAATTCTTGTTGAGCTAATAGATTTATTTTTGTTTTATATTCTTCGTTTACTTCTGATAGTCTATCTCTTAACTGTTCGTTAGTTACTGTTTCAGCGTCTAAATTACCTAGAAAATCAGGGTATTCTTTCTGTAGATCACTTATAAGTCTATTACGTGACTCTTGGGTATTATTAGCATTAGTCGCAGCTCCTACAAGCGCATTTAATTCTATCTGTTCTCTTCTTAATTCTTCAGAAGCTTCTAATTTTATAAAATCATCAACAGTTCCTACAAAATCAGTAAATGTTTGTGTAACAGCTCTTGCCGCACTATTCAACCTTTCGCCTAAACTTATCTGTAAACCCTCTACTGCTGACTTTGCTTTGTCGGTATCTCCTGCTAAATTATCAGCCATTACATCAGCCATTCTTTTAGCGGCTCCTTCAGATTTTCTAAGAGATTTTTGAAGCCCTTCTATTGAGTCAATACCGTTAACCATTGTCAGGAAAGCGGCTTTACTTCGTTCGTCTGTTAGTTCGGTTGCGGCTGTAAGGTCAATATTCCTTTCCTTAAGAATTTTGAATGCATTTATTAGATCGTCGCTATTTTTAACAGTAAACCCAAGCTCTTTAGATAATGCACTATTCTCATTAGATAGTTTACTAATTACATTCTTTAATCCAGTACCAGCTATTGAACCCGCTAAACCACTATCTGCTAAATTCCCTAATAAAGCGGTTGTAGTTTCTAGATCAATGTTTGCAGCCTTGGAAATAGGAGCTACCAACTTCATCGATTCTCTGAATTTTTCCAAATCTAAAGCAGAACTAGAAAAAGAAGCAGCCATTACATCGGTAACTCTTTGTGTTTCTTCAGCATTTAATCCGAATCCTCTTAGCGTAGAACCAGCAACCGCAGCACTATCAGCTAAATTTTCACCCGTCGCTATTGACAGTTTTAACGTTGCCTCTGTAGCTTTTAAGATTTCTTTTGGGTTGAAACCTAATTTAGCGAATTCTGTTTGTAATTCTGATACTTGGCTAGCTGTTTTCTGAGTGGTTGCCCCCAAACGTTTAGCATCGTTTTCTAATGCGTTTAAATCGCTCGCTGAAGCTCCTGAGATTGCTCCTAATCTCGATACTCCTTGTCCGAAATCAGAAAACACCTTAAGTGAGGATATTACGCCATCTTTTATTTTACTTAATGCTCCTGTAATTCCTATTGCAGCTATGCCTCCGATAAATGCGCTTTTAACGCCAGACCATGCTTTTTCGTACCTACCTACCTCGCGTTGAGATTGGCCTAAGCTTTTATCTATGTTTTTTAACCTAGTATCTAACTTATTAACTTCTTTGGCTGCTGTTCTAAATTCCTTCGAATCTTCGCCTAAAGTTATAGCTAAATCTTTGGCTTTATTTCTTAGTTCTGTTAATGTTCTTGATTCTTTTTTATATGCTGAATCCGCATCTTTAGAAGCTTTTACAGCTTTAGCTTTTTCTTTTGCTGCTCTTTCTTGTGCCTTGGCTTCAATGTCTGTTTTTCTAGCTGCCTCTGTTTGCGCTTTTGCTAGTTTTAATTCTGCTGATGCTAATTTATCTGTAGCTGTTGCGCTTGCTACCTCAGCTTTTTGTAAAGCTATTACGTCAGTAGAGGTTTTTTTAGTATTACTCCTTATGTCAGCTAATACCTTATCTAAGCTAGTTAATTCAGTAGTTAATTGAGCTACCTCCTTATTTAGTTTTTCAACACCATCAATAAATTCCTTACTTACTACGTTTTTTGCCATTATTTTTGGTGTTTTGTGCGGTTAACTCTTTTTCTTTTTTTCTCTTTAATTTTATAGCAGAATAAAAGCGCTCAACATCCATTTTCCATGCATCTATATTGTGATCTAAATCAGCTATAAGTTCATCATAAGTTAAGTCATGCCCTTTTAAATCTAATTGGCTTAACTGTACTTCTAATGATTTAATTCTATGCGCCCATACATCTTTTTTTGTTAAGGCTAATTTTATTTTCATTCTGATAATATCGGCTGTAATATCCATGTGTTTTTGATATTCCTCGCCTATCCCTAATAGATCTATAACTTGGTACTCAATATTTTTCCACGTGTCTTGTAGTTTAGGTATCAAAGTAAATGGAACTTTAAACTTTTTTTTAGTGCCTTTTATCAGCCACGACAAATCATTAGTTTTTTTTATATTTATATACACCTGTAACGGTGTATCGCTTATATCAGTGTGAATACCTCTTTTATCCAATCTGTAACCCTGAAAAAATGACTTCAAGACTATTAGCAATGTCTTCAGATATAATATTTTCTGCTTCATTTTTGTTTTCATCTGTCAAGCCTCGTATTTCGTTTTTTCCTGAATTAAAATTATCGTCTAGTTCATCGGCTTTTGAGTCTGTAGACTCTATATCCCATGCCTTTTTATTCAATCTTTTGATATTATATCCGTCGTGATAATCTCCGCTATCATTAAGGTTTATTATTTCAGGGTTATTATTAGTAAGAGTACCCGAAGCTCTTTTTAATTCAATTGTTAAAGGCGCATACTCGAATACTGAGTTAATCTCTATACCCGTGTTGTACACGCCTTTTTCTGTATGCTGTAAAATATTCATATCAACTATCTCAGCTTCATTCTTTTTAAGAGATTTATCGATTTCCTCGTAAACATCCCAGTTTTTAAGCTTATTGATAGTTGGTTTTAGTGACATTATTCAGCTTTTTTCTTCTTTGTACAGTGATCATAAACCTGTTCTGAGGTTACATTAAACCTAGCCATATAAGGGTGGTCTTTTGGGTATAACTTAATGAATACCTCTCGCTTGTATTTAGGTACTTCTGATAGCTTCATCAATTCCCCTAATGCTTCTTCTGTTTGTTTATTCATTATTCAGCTACTTTAGTTACTTGATTAGAATTAAGTGAAAAATAATTAGCTATATCTGTAAAAATAACAGATACTTCTTCCCCAACTAGCAACCCTGAAGCAAAAGTAAAAGTGTACTCTCCTGGCGTTGCTGGTGTTTCTACTATACTAGTAGTAGTTATGGCCACACCTGTAGTTGCATTGAGTAACGTCAAAGTTGTTTCTGGATTTCCTTGGCCTTTAATGGGTAAATCGAAAACAGACCATAAGTCAGCTACTACAGTAGTAATGTTTGCAGTCGTAATATTTACCTTAGTCTCAATTAATGCTGGTAAATCTACTGGGCTAAAAATATTAAAATCTAAATCATCAGATTCCAAATATCTAATTTTAGCTTGTTTTACAGATGGGTCTACTACAAATTGAATTTTTACTTTTGCGTTGATATCACCATTAGCAGGAACACCAGTTGCCTTTAACGAACCACTTTGTATACGAATAGGCTTCACTTTCTTTCCTACTGAGTCGGTCGAATAAATAATACCGCCTTTTGTGTCAAAAAAGTACGCTGAAAAATCACCAGTCCTATACGCCTCTAGCTGCTCTATATATTGCCACGAGCCTAGAGGTATGTGTGTTGTAACCATCCACTTACCGTCTCTAACAATGTAACTAGTACCTGTAGTTCCTTCTTCTTCGATTGGATCTTCGATAGTCTCCTCTGTAAAATCGGTTCTCTTACCTAGTGGGTAAAAGGCCTGATCAGGCGCCGTATTCGCTAAAGCTATTTTAGCTTGCCAGTTAGCTTTAAGTGATGCTGTCGCTCTATCTGGGAACTCGTTAGCTACACTTTCATTATCCACAGTACCCATTAATGTGAATCCTGCAAACGTGCCTGTATTAAAGCTCACGCAATCTTCTGCGCCAAAGCTTTTAAATTGATTATCGCAATTATCGCTCATTTTCTTATTTTTTTATGTGCATTTACTTAATTTTGTGTAAAAACTTAAATTAAACGTAAACTCAACAGCACTAACTTTATCTAACAAAGGAGTAGTCTTTCCTCCTAACTTGGTTGCTAAAGCATAATGAGTGTACGAGTCATAATTAAAATCTAACTTCTTTTCATCCGTCTTTAAATCATCCATTAAATACTTCCAAAATCCAAATACTATGCTTTCTAAATTAGATAATGTAGTACCATGTATTTCATCTGTAGAGTTGTCACTCCAATTAGTCGGCTGAGCCGCAACCATTTTAATGGGAACTGTTTTATAGATAGATGATCCTAAATCAGAATTTAATTTATTATTAACTGGTTCAATCAACATCACCGCAGGATAGTTTTCTTTTTTATGCAAATCCCTAACTACATCCTTCAAAAGTCCATTCAAAAAAGTAGCTGTAACCGATTCCTCAGTAGTGTACTTTTCGAATAAGTCTTCAAGATATTGGATGGTATTAATGTTTTCCATCCGTGATAGATTAGAGTTGTTTACCATAATAGAATATCTTGCTGTTTAAAAGTCCATTTAGGGAATTTATCAATATTAGAATTCATATAGTTAAAAAATGTATTCTCTAGTGAATGTTCCCAAAACCAATTATGGTTACGTTCATTTATATAGTATTTGCTTACATCAACTATACCTGTTTTACAACCAGTAGTATATTTCCGCAAGTCTTTACCGACTATTACAGCAGCTTCATTTCTTAAACGAGTAGTTTTATTGACTGCGCTTGTAGTCGTTTCAGAACCCATTAGCTCAACCTCTCCGCTACCTGTATTGAATGTTTTTTGCCAATCGGTTACAGCGTAATAGCAGAAGCCTTTTAAAAACTGATTAATTCCATCCCATTCGAACTCATGTTCAATATTGTTTTGGTCAGTTACTATGTAAGTCGTATCGCCTTCTACAAGGTCAATGTAAGGCTGTGTAGTTGGATTACCATCTACATCTAAATTATCTTCTAATAACTTAAATTCATGGCTTCCCATTATTGCCTTTAACAATCTACGCTCTTCAACATCAATAACATCATTTATATCTTGTGCCTCTAATGATAATTGCGTAAGATTATATTTACCTGTAAAATCAACAACTGTATTAAACATATTAACCTTTATTTAAATCTTTTTTCAACTCGGCTATTTCTGCGTTTGCTTTCTTCAATTTGGATTTGTAGTTGTTAAGGTTATTCTCAACTTTTCTCAATTCCTCCTTGATTTCTTCGTTAGATCCGCTTTGAGCTTCGACTTCTTTGATACCGTTAATTTTAAACCATGTACGCATGTATTTTTTCAAAGCCTTAACGCTCTTATCTGATCCCTCTAATACTATTTGCATAATATAATGTTAATAGGAGAGCCGAAGCCCTCCATGTTAATATTAAGCTGGTGTCTCTAATTGAGTTAAGCCATCATCTACTCTAGTGTACATAAACCAGAAAGGATTGTAAACAGGGAAAATTAATTCCTCTTCAGCTACAACAACAATCTCATTTTTCTTAACTGTTTCTGTATCTTCAGCAAATTGCAGTGATAAAGGAGTGAAATCAGCTACTTCAACAGCTCTTTGGAAATCACCTACTAATAGATGACCTGCTGGCATTGCTGTAGTCACAGCCAAAGGTAGTCCAGCAATTGTTCTACGTCCTGCTGCATCAAGTACAATTAAATTATAATGTCCGTCAGTTCCTTTAACGGTTGCCATTTCAGCTAATGTATTAGGATGCATTACAACGCCTGTTGCGCTATATTCGCCTGCTTCTAATCTAGCGGCCATAGCTAAAACTAAATCTCTTACGTTGGCATTATCTACATTCTGATACCAAAAATCTCTATGTGATCCAGTCCATGCTGAAGTGTCGGCTTCTGCTACATAAGCAACATTAATTACAAAGCTTTTTGCGTCTTTCACTATTACATTTGTATGAGTCGCATTATAAGTAGCTTCGGTTGCATTTGCGATAATAATAGTGTCACCATTATTAATTTTTGGTGAAGGTTCAGCAGCCAAGGTAACTAAAGCTTGAGTACCACCGTTAAATGTTGCTACACTCGCAAAGTCAGTTGCAACGAAAGTAGTAGGAGCAATATTAAATTGCTGTGCTTGTCTAGTCAATCCATTAAGATTGTTACCTACACCGTCACCGAATAGCATTTGAAAATCTTCTACATTCTGAAGCGCGTCAGGTAATCTCTGAAGAATATAATTTTCAACCCAACGTAAGCCGTTTGTTTTGAAATATCTCTTTGAAATTCTCAATGCTCTTGCAATTCTCTTAAGTGAAAACGTTTGTTCAGTAGTAGTAAAAGTACTTTCTCCTGCTTCATCGTTTTCCCCCAGCATATCAGCGCCCATAGTGGTACTATCATCGTAACCCGATACAACAGGCGCTACAATAGTAGCTTGTTCTGTTGGCATCTGAGGCATGATTTCACGTATATGAGTTGATCTCATAGGTGTATCATCTCTAACTGTATCTCTTACCTCCGCTACTAATACAGTACCTGTATAATTATTAGTTACTGATACAGTTGCTTTATCCACATCAATATCGTCTAATTTCACAGGATCAAGAGCGCCTTTAAACTTAGATTTTTCAAAGCTCTCAAATTCTTCAGATTTAAAGATATGTCCTAAAATAGCTTTAATTTTCTGCTTTTTAGTCATTCTCTGAAGAACTTCCTTGTTTTCCGCACCCTTAGCAGTATTATTTCTATCTACTAATTTACTAAGCTCTTTAACTATATTTTCTATTTCTTTTAATTCTTCTTTCAATGACTCAACATCTTCAGAATTATCAGGAATAGCTTTAATAGCCTCATCTAATTCTTTTACTTGGGCATCAAAACCTTCTACAGATTTTAACTTTTCAGTTAATTCCGCCTTAAATGTTTTAAACTCTTCATTACTCAAATTACCTTCATTAGCCGCCTCAATGCGGTCTGTGATTTCCTTAATCAATTTTTCTTGTTCGTCCATTTTTTATTGTTTTAAATGGGTTAATATTCCTTTTAATAAATTCACATTTTGAGTGTCCACAGACGGCTCCTTATCTTTGTGAGTGCTTTTCAGCGGCTCGTTTTTACTTTCTACTTCGAGTGTTGGTGTCACACTATTACTGCCTTTTGGTACTGCGCTACCTTCTATTGCCTTAGCTTCCTTAACAGCCCAAAAATAACCTCTATCATCAGCTAGGCTCTTGTTGGCTATTTCTGGGTAATACTTTTCCCATGCGTCAAATTCAGCCGCATAATTTTCATCATTGATAGCTAATATTAACTTAACATATCTCATACCTACAGAATGTTCTTTTACCCATCCGTTAGAATACTGCTTAAACATTTCTGGGTTCCGATCTCTCTTAACTGTAGCTTCAAACACTAGAGCTTGGGTTTTGCCTTCTAAATTAAACCCTAATTCCTTAAATGTGTATTCTTTTACATATGCTTTTAGGTCATTACCATCTGCTATTATATGTGAGAATTTTCTAGTTTCGTGCTCCTGAGCAAATAACAAGTTTTTATTTTCTTTTAGTGACTTAGTCCAAATGCCTTTTAAATGAACATCTGAATGACTATCCATGACATTAGTCGTATTAATGATAGCTTTTACAAATAATTCATTGACATTTTCTGGATCTACATCTGCTTTATTGGCTTTAGTCTTAGAATTAAAAGGCAACGCAAATGTAAACCCGTCAGCTTCTTTTGTCTCTGCTTTTTTCTGAGCCTCTAAAGTTCCTTTGTTTGCTACAAGAAAATCGAACAAATCTTTTTTATTCTCAAATTCAGGTATAGTTAATTCCTCCATGACTTACTTTTTAATTATTTTATTGCTTTCTAAAGCTTTCTTTTTATCCTTATTAAGCTTCTTGATTGCTTCCGCTTGTTCCTTCGTTAGTGTTTTCATCTTCGAACTTATTAAGTACTATTTCTATTTCTTTATCACTTAATTCAAATATAGTCCTTTCATCGTCTGATTCTAGCCCATTAGCTCTTGCTATATCCTGAATCGTTGCAGCGTTATATTTAAATGCTTCAATAGTTGCTTTTACGTTCTTCTCTCTTGTTTCTGCTTGTCTCTTCTGGTCTTCTTGCAAAATAGGTAAATGTGAGAAATCACCCACAATAGCATACCCCATGTCTTTTAGACCTAGAGTAGTATTTTCTGCCTCTACCTGTCCGAACGCAAAAGGTATTACACTATCCTGGTAGAATCTTAACCAAGCTTTTTCTTGATTATCGAAAGTAGCCCCGTTTAAATACGTCTCGACTAAGTTTTTAGGCACTCCTAATGTGTTAGCTATCAAAATTGCACTATTCCATACTTCTTCGAATAAGCCTAGATTTTTAGGGTCTATAGCAATTTGAGTGTACTTCATAGGGGTATTAGTGACATAAATCTTACTTTGATTATGTTGTATACCGAAATCCTCCATGTCCTTATCAAACTGCTCTCTTTCTGACGATAACATTGGCATTTGACCCGATGAGTCTTTCTTGTCTGGTGAAAACAAACCTATTGCACCTCTTTGAGTGTGAAAAACGTTTCTTGCGGCTAAAGCTGCGGCCACATTAGAAATTGTTTCTTTATCCGCCATCAAAGGAGATAAACCTTTGTAAGGACTATTGTTTAATCCTGAGCTTAAATAAGGATTAACCTCGTTAGAATGCATAATTAAATAAGACGGTATAGTTATCTTATAATTGCTATACTCAAAATGATACCCCTTTATTGTTTCAGCTAATGTATTAGGGAATAACTCAGGTGTACTAGTCGTTAACGGCATTGTATACTGAGGCCACATTGAATATATAGAAGTTATATCGTTTATCTTTAATTTACCTCTTGCCTGAAATGCTTCTGGTACATTGTAATAAGTATATGAATTACCGTTTATCTTCTGAACTATTGTTCTCATATTTAAAAACTCACCTTCACTCATAAATGGGTTAGGTTGCTTAAGAAGAGAATAAAGGTTTTGAATTTCTTTCGGTGCTGATTTTATAGTTTCATCATCATAAACAATTCCTGTAGATAATTGCTTAATGCTTCTTTTCATATTTGATACAGCCCTACCCCAAATGTTTATAGCTGGCTGCACCGCTGGATTAAGATAAGCCCCCATTAAAGCTTTATTGCTCGAAAGAGTCATGTAATTAGGAGACAAAGAACCGCCTCCTGCTATTTGTACAGGTAAGTAATTGTATGGACTTTTATTAACTGGCTGATTAAAAGCCTTGTAAGCGTTCTTAAGTTTATCAAACATTATGCGCATGTTTTATATCTTCAAAATTATGCATAATAATTCTAAATAACAAAATATGTGCAATTTATATTGATTCTTAATAAAATTATGTGTAATAAAAAAGCCACTCGCTAAAGTGGCTTAAGATAAAAAATATGGAAGATTGGTTATATTAAATCTGATTCGTTAAAATACTCAATATCGTAGCTATATAAAGAGGCTGTTGGAGGCTCTTTACGCCCTTTAATTATTTCTTTAAGCCATTCAATAGCTTCATCTTTTGTCCTGAATGGGGTGTGAGAACAACTTAGTGGGTTTTTATATTTTCCTATCATATTTAATACTTCATAATCCCATGTAACTACATCACTTCTCAAGAACCTTTTTTTAACTTTCTTTCTAACTTCAGACACCATCCATCCGAAATTAGATTTGTATACCCTAAATTGTTTTGGTTTGGGAGGGTCAGGCTGCTTACCTTCTATTATCTTTCTGCATTTTGGTGGTTCAGGTATAATAGGCTTTGATTTAGGTCTAAGTTTAACTTTCATGTTTTCAAAATCATTTCCATCTATAGGAGTGAATTCAACTTTATGATCTGTTTCAAACACTAATCCCATAGCTTCTTTATCAAACAACTTTGATCCTTTTTCTATTTTGTATAATGATTTTATTTGCCACATCAAAATATGTTTTGGCTCTGTATTAAATAACATCGCTAATCCATATTTATTAGGTTTATCTAGGCTTGTTTCAGGAAGATTATCCCACCATTCAAAAGCGCTTTGATTTTTCATATCTACCATTTTTTATACTGAATTTCTATTTTATTAGTTTCTCCCATGTATCCATCATCGCAAGTAATAAATCTACCATGAACTTATGTTTTTTAGGTATTTTATTAGCTCTTATATTGTCAGGGCTTCCTGTTAGTAATCGGCTTAGTTCAGATACGTTTATTAGTTTATTCATACTTATTTACTATTATCGATTAACCAACCTAAGAAAGTGGCTGTTAGTTTTATTAAATATATCACTACAGAATAAACGAAAGTCATAATAAATACTGCTGCAATATATTCATAGATATTATCTAATTTTATTCTAATAAGAGGTTCAATATATAACTCATATATTAAAAAAACACCTATAGCTAGTATTAAAATACATAACGTTATTTTTGATAATATCTTTTTCATATCAACAATATCAAGTCAAATCAAATTTAAAAATAATCTTATCTAATTCACAGCGAGTAATACTTGCTTTATACTCTTTCTTATACCGTCTAAACCATCTAAATACTATAGCTAATTGATGTGTACGTTCTTTATAATCATTAAGCATAAAATCATCATCATATCTAACTATAGAAAACTCAGGTTCTTTAAGAATTATTCCTGCATAGCAGCTCCGTTTGACATTCTTGATTAGTTTTTTAATTTCTTTTTTCTGTGGTTTATCCATATCAATATTTATTAGCTCATCACAAATATACGAATAATTGTATTAAGAACCGCGCCCAAGATACGAATTTATGTGTTTTACCATAGTTTGTCTTTCATGAGTAGAACGTACCTAATTGAGTCAATAGCGTGGTTGTATTCGTCCATTGGCTCAGGGAGAAGATTATTATCTTTATCTACTCTATGCTTATAGTTTTCAAATTCCGTTATAATATTCTTAGACCTACGTGTTATTTTAATGTTCTTACCCAGTAACATCTTTATACCACTTAATATAGATCCTGGGCCTTTCTTTGTAGCCCATATATTGTAACCGTGGCTTTTTAATTCGGCTATACTTTTAGGTTCTGCACTTTCGGATATTATTAAGCTTTCTTTATCAAAGTTGATTTTATCTAATTCACCTTGTATACTTAATTGCAAAGGGTTTGGAGTAACTATATTGGTTAAACTATTGTTATATAGTATTTCATCTACATATAAATCATCACCTTGAGTATATAGTCCTGTCATTGCTGTAGGATCTGGGTGGAATCCGAAGTCTAGCCCGTAAGGTATTTGTTTTACCGTGGATGGAATCTCATCTACTATTGACCAGTTTTTAAATATAACTCTTCCTGAATTATTCTTCCATTTACCTAGGAACCTATGGGCATATTCTTCTGGATTATTTAGTTTTAAAGCATGCGCCTTTTTTAACCAACCTTCATCTAGATTGTCTAGATTATCCAAATATGAGGTGTGTATACAGCAAACATCTGGGTGAGTAGTTGTTTCAATATCAAAACCTTCTATGTTTATATATTTCTCGTAACCTTTGAAGAATTTCTTATATATAAAATGAGATTTATAGCAAGGATTTAATACAAATACAACTCTGTTTTGTTTTCCTTTAGTCCTTATTGATTCATCTATCTTATCAAAAGTTTCCTCATTTACAAGCTCTTCAGCTTCGTCTAATATCCACGTTGTAACTCCTTGGATTGATTTTAAATTAGCAGTTTGATTGCCTGAGCTTGTGCGTATACCAGCGAATATTATATCCGACTCGGTAAGGTTGTTTTGTATATTAGTTTTATTTATATTAAAATGACTCTCTTTGTTTAGTATTTCAATCTTTTCTTTGTATTCAGGTATAATTGATTTCTCAGCACTGGTGAGTGTGTATCTTGTATATAACGTCCTATGTCCTCTTTCGTAAGACTTTAATACATCCCATGTACTGACTCCAAAAGACTTTCCAGAACCTCTTCCGCCAATTACAATAAAATATCTCTTATCGGATGTAAATAAAGGTTCATATTTTTCATTTAGCTCTATCATTTTTAACGAAACTAATTATAGGTACATTCATATCTTCATTTACTACTACTTTTTCAGGTGCATTATACCCAAGCATTTTGTTTATCTGATCTAATGCGGCTACTTTCGAATAAAGCTTAATTTTAACATACTTTATATCTATAGGCTCTTTATTCTCAGATTCAGGTTCGTAAACGAACTTCTGTTCTGTCTTAGTATCGATACTCTCAATAGCTTCTTTTTGCTCATCTGTAAGACTTTCGAACTCTTTTAAATCAATCCAAGTTTCATGAAGATGTGCTATACTGGAATAGGCTATTTTTGCCAGTTCATTTAACTGCCTTAGCTTGGTTATACCAGCTTCTTTTTCTATATCATCCTTTATAAAGTCAATATATTGCTGAATATGAGGTTTTGTTAGGTTCTCACTAGCTATCACAGCACATGTATTTTCGCTATATCCTGCTTTTCTAGCTGCTCTAGATCCATTCCAATCAATTATGTATTCATGGCAGAAAATTCGCTCTTTCTCTGTTAGTTTGTTTAGTAGCTCTTGCTTTGTATATTTCTTGGTTCCCTCTCCGCTCGATTTTCCCATAATTGTAATTTTTATTATTTGTCTCCCCTCCCGTGAGCAAGGTTAACTAAACCCTTGATATCACTGGATTGTTTATTTATCTATTTCTTGCAATTCTATTTGTTTTATCATATCTCTGATTTTGCAATGAATTTATTATTTTCATCTAATTCAAAATAAATAGGATTAAATTTATCATCAAGCTTTTTCCTTGCTTGCTCAATGGCATTATGAGTAGCTAATAATGATATTAATACTCCGTTTAATTCAAGCCTTTTTTTTAACTCTTCATTGCCTTCGTTTATAATATTAGCTAGTCTTTCAGATATTACGTTTATATCACCATGCTCTATAGCTAGTTTTATATCTTCTGCTTTCATATCTTAGTTATTTTTTAAATTCCTAGTTACTTTCCACTAGGAAGTCATAGCGCGTTTATTTGTTGATGTTGATTATTCGTCAATAACTGCATTTTCTTGGAACGCTTTTATAAAACCAAATATCTTTATAGTTTTAATTTTCATCAATACCTTCTTTAAATCCTTTTATAATCTCATCCTTGTAATCTTTCAATTTAGTCAAAGGAAGTTCTTTAGATATCATCATTTTACAGTCTTTTGCGGCTGTATGGTATAGTGTCTCGATCAAACTATTAAAGTCTTTTTCCATATTAGCTAAAATAGGAAATTGCTTTTTATGTTTTTTAGAGTACGATAACTTTGCATTTTTGGTTATCTCTCTAAACGTAAGTAATGGTAATGAGTTCTTATCCCATTCTTTACATATGCTATCAGCTACAGTATATAATTGCTCTATTCTTTTCAAAGCATCTTTTCTATACTGCTTTCTTAGTGTTTTTTCTGTTACTTCTTTATTGAATGGATTTTTCATATCTTCTTTATTTTATACTCTAAATTTCTTCAGTTTAATTAACTCTTTATATATTTCAGAATTAGGATTATTAAATTCTACTACTAAAGCCTCTTCGTCGTTACATAGTATCTCTATATTCTTTTTTTCAATCTCTAGAACTAAATTAAATCCAATAAACTTATCACCTTCGTAATGTGGTTCGTTGCATTCTTCGTAAAAATGCTCATTATCTCCTGTTAAAAATATACTTGCTTTTGAACTCATGTCTTTTTCTTTTTCTCCATCACAACACCAATAAGCCCTAACACTATTATTACTATCCCTATTACTATTGATATTGCAAACATTTAGTTCAAATTCATTTTAAAAATAAAGCTATTTCTGAAGATAATTATAGAGCAATGTTCGCAACCACATTCTAAGTAATCATCTAACTCTATTAATCTATAGTATCTCATAGCTTTTAATTCATGGTTGCAAGTTAGTTAATTTTAGTTACTTAATCAAATCTATAAATAACTCCAATGTTAACCGATCTCACATGTGGAAATGTATCTTTATTCTTCAAATGTCCCTTATCATCTCCTGGCAAATCTTTTCTCTGATCAATCATACACTCAATAAAAGGCTCGAATTGACCTATTGTGTATTTTATCTTTCCTCCACAATTTAAAGAAGTATATTCTTTTAATTCGGCTTTTCCTCTGTAAATTCTTCCTGATCCAACAATAAAAGTACTTGAAAACTTGGTGCCAAATACGTTTTTAAATACTTCATATTCCAAATTTAATGCTTGTCTCTCGAATTCGAATTCAGGTAAGTACTCGAAAGAATGATAAATAGTTAATCTGTTAAATGTATAACCTATTGCGCCTTTAATGTTAAATGTAGGCTTGTTATTCATGCTGTATTTATTCCCTGTAGCTACATTAGGATCTATACTAACAGCTGTGTATAATTGAGCTGTTAGCATGGTAGGGATAAATAATAGGGTAATAATTAGTTTTTTCATTTCTTTTGTTATTAAAGTTTTAATCTTCTTCAGCATAAGCTTCATAGATACTACCATAAAAAACATTACCTTCTATCAACTTATCATATACATCCCACTCTTCAATCTCATATCCTTTTTCGCTTTTACCTTCTAGCGATAAGTCACATTCTTTAATAGCTTTTTCTATAGCTTCTTTTTCTGAATTTGATTCTACGCTTACGTTTATACTCATATTTATTGGTAATCTAACTATGTATTCCATATCAATTATTTATTTCGTTGTTTATCGCTTTCTTTCTTCTTTATATCAGTCTCAATTATCAACCAGCTTACTTCTCTACCAAAATCTTGATTGTTTGGGTACTGTTTTCTTAGTTCTCTTACTTTTTGTTCAAATTCTTTCATATCCTCTCATTTAAAAAGTTAATTACTTCTTCGCTTTGGTCTTTTAGTAGGGGTGTTTTTAGGTCGTAATAAATGTCTGAAGTACTAAAATAACCATTCTCTAAATGGATGAATTCGCCTTCTTCGTCAATTGCTAATACATGAAGAATAGGACATTTCAATAAACACCTCAACACTTCAGCCAACCCTATAGATTTATAATGTTTATCACTTACCTTTAATTCAGGTAGTAGGTTGTATATTTTTTCTGTTAGTTCTTTTAGGTGGTTCATTTTCCTAGTTTTATTCTATTAGCACTAATTGACTCAAATTCTTCGGGCTGCAACTCGCTATTCTTTCCAATCATTTCAAAAAAATAACCATTCCAATAAGCTATATCAGGATTAGAATCCAAAACAACTTCGTAATAACTTCCATCCTCAAAAACAGGCTCCTCCTCCATTAGCTTACCTTTAAACTCTTTTTTCTTCTCTTCGATGGTAAATACTGCGCAACCGTCGATTATTTCGGCTGTCAATTTCTCGTTTTCCTTTAATGTGAAATTTTTCATATCATATGCAATTTACTAATTATTAATCAATTATGCAATACTGATCTTTATTAATTATAATAAAATGGTCATGTATGTCTGATTCGACGAATAACTCACCTTCGTTTCTTTTTTCGAGCTTTTGCCCTACGCTCCTGTCTGGTTTCAGGCAGTAGTACAGGGTAATTTTTAGCCATGGTCTTTGCTTCGTCCCCTAATCTTTTTAGGTCGTCTTTTACCATTGTATCCATAGTTAATCCATGGTCTTTTACTTTGTCGGGGTCAATCATTACAACCTCATAACCTTTAGCTTCTGCTATGGTTATTGCAGCCATGGTACTTTTGCTCAATCCATCCCCACCGTGTCCGATAATTCCGATTCTTTTATGTTGCTTTTCTGGGTTCATTCCGTTTTATTTTTACAGGCAATTTAAAATATTTACTATCAAGAAACAATATAAATTACGAACATTAAAACGTCCGTAATGTAGTTTCACGAGATCAGTATTTCGAGCATTAAAACGCTCGATAACTGTTAATAAATGGAATTGCTTCGCAACTCACATTTATTTTTGAGTTATGCCCCATTTGGTTTCCAATACTTTAAAAAATCGTCTTTGTCAATATGTATATCAAAACCTTTTACATTATCATAAAAGTGATATTTCCCTCTGTATTTACCCATGTACTCATAATTACCAAACCTATCTCTTAGTTCGTATTCTACGGTATAACCGCTTTGGTGTCGTCTCGTAGTCCATCTTTCAACATATTCTAAATAATACTCTGTTTTTAATTGTAAACGAGGCATAACATCAGCTATATGTAATGCCTTTCCGTTTTTGTCAAATATTTCTAAATCTTTCATCTTTATATCATTTAATTTAGTTTGGTGCAGTTTGGTAAAAGGCACTACACATAGCCAAACCGTTACAACTCTGAATCAATATTATAAATTTTGCATAATTTGTTATCTATAGAGTTTATTATATTAAATTTTTCTCTATTTGTATGGTATAAGTTAGTGATAGTTTTAACTGAATGTTTCACAGTTGCGTGATCTTTACCACCTATTTTCTCGCCAATATACGCTAATACACCTAACTTGTATACACTAGCGAAGAAATGAGATATTTGCCTAGCTTCTAATATTTCACGCTTACGTGTTTTAAGCATGATTTTTTCAACTGAAATACCTGTCTTGATACTTACTACTTGAAGTATGCCGTTAATTGAAATTTTAGCATGCATTACACATGATGTTTGCTTTCTTTCGATGTCTTTTCGATGCAAGTTTTTGTTTATGCTTTTTTTAAGTCGTTTCATCTCTTTGAATTTAGTTTCTGCAATTTACGGGTTTAGTTATTTAGAAACAATATTGATTAGAGGTTGATAGGTAGTTCTTCTTGAGCAAGTGCGAAATAAAGGTTTTGGAGTTGGTGGAGGTAATTTATTTCAACAGTTAAGTGATCTTCGATATTGAAAAACCATATCTTATCATCTCCGAAATGCTGATATATTTCAACAATTCTACCTTTAATTTTTATTTCACCATTCACGATCCCACACTTCAAAAGTATCTCCTCGGTTAGAGGAATGGGTTTAGTGTTTACTGATGTGCAATTGCTTGGTAATGGTAATTCGCATACTAGTTGTATTTTATCGTTTACTATAATATAATTCCCAATTCTTAGTTCTTCTGCTTCCATAATCTTGTTTTTATAAGTTATCTAGTTTAATCCTTAAGTCGTTTAAATATATTTTATATTTCTTGTCTACTTGAAGTATACTTTCTAAGGATCTATTTGAATTAGTTATATTGGAGCTCTTTACGCCTAGAATTAAAGATACATGTTTTGTGGTTAAAAATGTTTTGTTATACAGAAAGTATGCTAAGAATTTTCTTACCATGCCTTTGTGTCCACGTTGGTGTTTGCTTTTTAATTCGTTAATGTGAGTGCCAAAATATTCACATACAATCTCTATAATCTTATCAACTCTTTCTTTGCTTTTTTTATCTGGGTAAACTATTTGATTAGTCCTTTGCTCGAAAGCTATTTCATTTAATTTGTTTACTTTTTGTCTATCGGCTTTTATCCTCGTTCTTAAGCGTCTTATTTCTTGGTCAATTATTTTTAAGTCTGTCATAATCTTTTATCATCTGTTTTCAAAGTTAAAAAGTTAAACATTTCATTCATCCTAGAGCCTACTCTATCCCCGTATTTGTCTTTCATCATTGCTTTTGGAATATTAGAAGACATGAGGGTTAATTTGCCTAATCTGTGGCGGTGAAAAAGAACATGATTGACTACATCTAACTCATTTCCGAAATGCTTGGCAGAACCTACTTCAGTACCTAAATCATCCAAGTATAAGATGTTTTGATACTTATAAAGTCTTAATCCTTCTTCGCCTTGTGAAGCATAAGCTAGATTTAAATTATCTGGAACTACAGCAAGCCCCCAAGATAATTGCCTATTTGTTTCCGCAAAAATATAATGGATATCATCTATCATTCGGTAATCTTCCATTATTTTAAACATCAAACTCTTCCCAGTACCTGTTGGGCCAACTACTGCAATACCTTTTTTCAAATCACCATCAAAATTTTCATCACCATGCAACCACATAATGAATTGCTTGTATACATTTTCCTCGTAAGTTGATAGTTTGAAATTTCCGCAATACTTTTTTGCTATTATGTAAATTTGTTTAATAGCGTATTTCATGTTGTAAGGCTCGTATTTGTGTCTAAGAATCTTGTCTGTCCCAGATATCGTTTGAGTATCCAATCGATTGTTTGTTATTTCCATTTTGTTTCTTGTTTGATTGTTGTAAGAATCTATGCATATACGACACATCATCTTTTTTCTTTCTTAGTTTAGGTAATGTAAGGAAATTATCTTTCCAAAAATCATCCTCTCTTCCGAATTTAACAGCCTTGGTTATTTCATCCTCTGAGTATTTATCTAATCGTATTAACTTGTCAACTGTTTCTTTCCAGTTTTCTTTTTGCTTATCTGTTAAATCTTCTATTATCTTTTTATCAAAATATTTAGAAAGAGAGTTTGTGAAATTTCTAATTTCATCTGAGAAAATTTTCTCTTCTTCTTGTTCTTGTTCTTCTTCTTGTTCTTCTTGCGATCGAGTATATATACCCTTTACATACTCTATCAATACTCTATCCTTAACCTCTGAAAACTCTTTATTTATACAGGCTACAACCTTTGGAGAGCTACTTTGGTTGTATTTCAACCAATTCCTTAAAGCTATTTCCTTAGTTTCTTCATTGTACATAATTTTATCTATATCAATGAAGTATTTAAGCAGTATGGATACTCTATCAATATTGTATCCTGTGTCAAATGATATTTGTTTTTTGGTTAATTCATAAACACCGCATTGTTTAGTTTTTTCATTAGTTAGTAAATATAAATAAAATAGTTTTTTATCTTTTTCTAAATCGCTAAACCACCCATCCCCCCATATTGACGTATGTACTTTTCTGAATATTGCCATAATTATTCGTAATAAACGTTAGTTAATTGTTTTCCGTTACTTTCAATATGCCATAAATTAGGCTTAGAAGACTCTAATTTTAAATCCTCTACTTTACCGAATCTCTCGTATGTTTGACACATGTCTATAATCCACCCAGATTCTTTATTTTTATGCGGTCTTATTGCCCTACCTACCATTTGATAATATAAAGCTAAAGAGCGAGTAGGACGGGCTAAAACAATAGTTGATAACTCAGGATAATCAAACCCAGTTGTAAGTACCCCAACATTTGCGATAACTTTTATTTGACCTGTCTTAAATTCATTCAATATCCTTTCGCGATCTTTCTTTTTTGTTTTTCCTGTTACAATTTCAGCTCTTACGTTTAATCGACTAACTAATTGCTCCGCTTCATCTATAAATCTAGTAAATACTAATATTTCATTCCGACCGGCATTGATTAATCGTTCGACTACTTCGGTTAGTTTTTTATCGAATTGGATCTTTTCATAATAAGATTTTACTGATTCGTCGGTAAAATCGGCACCAGTTGAATTAATTTTTAATTCTGATACATCCACTGCATCTATATTGTAATACTCGAGTTTAGCAAGGTGACCAGCTTCAAGTAGCTCTGATATTTGAGAATGATAAATTAAATCAGCAAATACCCTTGGACGAGTACGTGTTAAGAATTTAAGAATAGAACCACCAAACCCATCAGTAGATAGTCTGTAAGGTGTAGCCGTTAAACCCAATACTTTACAAGGAACTTGGTCTAGAAATGCTTTATACATTCCTTTCTTAGCGTTCACAAAATGACATTCGTCAATAATAATATACTTAAAATGCTCGAATAATTCAGCATTATTTTTAATGCTTCCTATCGTTGCAAATGTTATACGACTTATTTTTTTTGAATTAAAAGAAGCTGAGTAAATAGAACAATCTAAAATCCCGTACGAAGCTAGTTTATTAAAATTCTGCTCGAGTATTTCTTTCGATGGTTGAAATATCAATACAGGTGCATCGAGTCCTTTTGCAATTGCTGCAATAACTAAGCTTTTTCCTGAGCCAGTAGGAAGCACAATCATTGCATTCTTTTTAGATTTACCAGTTAAGTATTCTATTGCTGCGTCAGATGACTCCTGTTGATAAGTTCTTAAAGTGTATTCCATGTGTTAATTTTTTATAACTTTTTAGAGAAAAAAATTACTTGATTAATAATTTAATTTCCCTTTCTATGTGTTCTGGCATTGGTCTAACATCATTAAGCCACATTGATAGTTCAGGCTGTTTTACGCCTAATTTATCAGATAGCCATTTAAATTTTATTCCTTTTGCTACAATTTGTTCTTTTAGTTTCATATGTTAATTTTTTATAACTTTTAATTCAAAATAAAACTGCCATTTCTGACAGTATCTAAAATCGGTTCATTTGAGCACAAAGGCTTAACCGATTATCGATGTAAAAATAAGTATAATTAAACTAATTTCCTATTTTAAAGTGTTGAAATCAATCTATTTTATACGATTATACATTGCATAAGCTCTTTCTTTATCCATGTAATACCAAGCTGTATGACCAAAATCTTCATTACTAGGATAAACTTCTCGTTCTGGGTATTCTTTACCGAAAACTTCAGCGGCTTTAGATACTTTGATCTTCATCACTTCAAAGTCACCTCTGCCTGTTTCGTATATAGATGCTTTTTCTGTACGTTCTAACTGTGTATGGATTGTTCCGTTACCTTTGATAATTAACTCTAATTTTTGCATGACGTATTTTTATTAGTTATTATTTTTGATGACGTCCTAATTAATTTTAAAAGGACTCGGATACCCCTACCCGAGTCCTAACACATACACACTATTAACCTTTAAACTTAAAGGCTATTTGCTCTTTAATATCTTTACTTAATATAGATTTTGTTCTAGGGTGGCCTATTATTATCTCTTGAGCTTCTGAACAAGCGAATTCACATTCTGAAAGGTTAATAATATCACACATATTTGCTTTTCTTAACATTTCTAGTTCGAAAGTATTAGGATGTATTTTCTTAGTAATAGTTATTTGTTTCATTTTATAGTTAGTTCTTTTTTATATATTTCTAAATATTGATTTAATTTTTTAACGCTTGGCGAATATCTTTCAACCTCCCAACAAGCTAAAGTTTCGGTTCTTATCCCAGCCATTTCAGCAGCTTGTTTTTGAGTTAATCCTGCGTTATATCTTAATTGTATTATTTTAGTCGTAAGATCCATTTAGTTTAATTTTTAGCCCAATAAAAGCAACCAGTGAAGCAAATTGAATAATAATAGCGGTTAGTATAAAATTAAACTTCACTAGTTCTTTTTTGGTAATCTTGTTTAGGCTGTTTACATATCTGTTGTTTTGGTTATTTGTTCCATGCAGGACTAAAAGACATCGCTTTTTTTGCGCTAGTACAGTATCCAACTACTCTTTTAAAATACATTTCTTCAATGTCCGAATAGTTACCATCTTCTAATCTAACTTTTTTATACTCTCTGTAAGATAACTTACGAAACTTATTTCCACTTTTTCTTAATATAGTCATTATATTAGAAGCTACTATTTCAGATTCTGTTTTTTGTTCCACACTGCTATATGGAAAATCTTGAAAATCTTTTGGTGTTTTCATATCATTAAATTTTTAGTTTATCAAATTTACTCATTCCATTATCAAGAACCAATATAAATTAGTCTTCTCTTTGCTCTTGGTACTTCACGTAATCGGTTAAACTCTGTATTAGATTTACTTCGTTATTTTTAAGCTCATTTAAACGGATTATAATCCCATCCCATGCCTCGCGTTCAGCTTTTAAAGTGAATTGCTTTTTTATATGACAACCCCAAAGCTCGTCGTATAATTCTGCGTCTTCTTCTTCAATATCTTTCTTGATTTTAACGAAAGAACGGTTTTTGAATTTACCTCTTTGCTCAGCTATTTTATGAGCTTTCTTAAATAAATTTGCGAATGAATTAGGCATTTATAACCTCCTCCTTCATTAACCATTTACCAACTGGATTACCGTTCTCGTTTACTTCCTGCCATAACTGAGATCGTGATTTTTTAATCTGGCTTATATTGTGAATTAAGCCTTTTTTGTTTCTGTATTTCTTTTTCATATCTATAAATTTAACATTTTTTAACATAGGTGTTTATATACAACTTTTTTAAACCCTTGCAATTAGTTGTTGTTTAGGTTATTGAAGGTATCTGCAAATATATACAAATACTAATGTCTTTTATACGCTAGTTACCGCCAATTAGGCTAGAACCTCAAATTCACCCTGTGTGCTTAAGCGGCTAAAGTATTTGTCATGTTTTTGCTTGTCGTATTCTTCTACATCAGCAAAAAACTTCGGGCAATCATCTTCATCGTATGGGTCGTCATATCCACCATAATGCTCTTCTGCATAGTTATCAGCCGTTTCTTGTGCTGTTTCCATGTCTGTTTCCTCAAATCTTATGTAGGCGTCTATTCCTACTATATCACCATCTAGTTTAGCAAAATATTTTTTCATCTTGTTTGTAAATTAACTGGCGGTAACAATATATAAAAAAACATAGCTCCGTCAGTGGTTAATATTAAATTTTCTATTTCAATTTTACTTCTGTAAGTATTTGTAGTTCAGTATTTCAAAACGCTACGTTTCTTATACTCAACGTTAGCGGTTATTATCGCTAAACCCACAACTTTTTAAGAATCCTTGTCCTACTGGTGAGCCTAGCCATTGTATTGCACTTAGTACTATTTGCTTTTCCCTATCGCTTAAAAAGTCGTTAGGCGTTGTGCTGTTATTTGGGTGTCCAAAAACCAACCTATCAATAGTATTTGCACTATATCTTGGCTCTACAAATTCAGCTATAAATTTGTCGTGTATCTCTTTTTCTTTAGGGTTGGTTTTGTGTCTATGTTCGTTAAATCCGTTCATAATTTTAAAGTAATAACAACCGCTAACAAGCGGTCATAGTTAATAAAGCCAATTTACATTTGTTCGTTGTAGGTTGCAGTAGTGGGTGGCTTTACTAACCATACCGCATCTACGTTAACCTTTAAAATGAACATCATTAATAACTATTAACCACTTCTGATCTGTGTTAATACGCAAGTCATCAGGAGCCTCTTTCGAGAGGCCGTTGTAAACCATTTTAGTCTTTCTTCTAATAAACTCTTTTTTCTTGGCGATAAAACAAGCCACTGTTCTAAATGTCAGTCGTGTATATATTTCCTGTTGGGTTTTCATATCGTTTAATTTTTGATTGATTAATTAACTGTTTTAAGGATTCGTTTAATTCTTCTCTCTCAATTGTCTTATCAAAATACTGCACAAGTCTCATATAGCTTATACCGTGGCCTGTTCTAATTGTTTCTGCGTGTATATAATTTAATACACCGTTATTTGTCGTTTCTTGATTCATGATTTTATTATTTTGATTCCTGACTTTTCCAATGATGGAGGAAAGATTTTTTTAAACGGTATAAGTAATATAATCAAAGTAAACAAAAACATAACTATTCCGAATAAAATGGCTATTGCTTGTAGTATTCCCATAGCTTGTATTTTTTCCAATCGTTTTTATACTGTATTTCTGCTTCTTTATCAGTGTAGTCTTCTAAGTGTACTATTGTAACCGTTGAATCTTGGTATACAATGTTTTCTTGCTGTACTGATTTTATTGGGTCGTTAAATATTAAAGAGATAGCTATTAATACTACCATTAAAATTATGAACTTATAGTAAAGCTCGTTGAATTCTGTTTTCATTACTCAAAGTTTAAGTACATTACTGTTTTCTTCTTTGTATACTCAAAATTCCTTTTTATATACCTTGCAGCTTGTGATGTATCAGTGAAAGCATTTACACGGTCAGAAAAGCGCATTATCTCGTATTTCTTGGTGTTTTCATCTAACTTGTAGACTACGAATTTATCTCCGATTTGTTTTAGCTTGTATTTCATTGTCCAAATCTTACTATACGTACATGAACAATAATATCTCCGACCATTACTCCTTCTAATATTTCAGAAACACTATTTATCGAAGGGTATCTAAAACAATCAGGCAGTTGCCATCTTTCAATTATTTCTAGAATGCCTTTATCATTCTCAACTGATTCAGTAAAATTATTTCTTAAAACTAAACCATTATCTGTTTGATTGTAAGTAGTACATGTTAATTTATATTTCATATCAATTATTTTTTAGGTCTAAATTTCTTAACTAATGATTTCACATATAACAGATGTATGTCTTCCAATAAAGTAACACCTATGTTCATTCTTATTACGTGGTCTAAAATTGCTTGGTTTTTCATAGCTTTTCGATTAGATGGTTAATAACTGCTTTTATAATTAAGCTTTCATTTGTTTGTTTCTCGAATGGTAATCCGTGTCCCAAATCACAAGATTCAATAATATTATCTACTTCTGCGATTGCTGCAGTTATCTCATGATCTACATCATATTCTCTCGCTAATTCTTCTTTTTTACTGAATTTGATACTCCGTATCTACATGAACTATGCATATCAATTATTTTTTTAGTTTCACCCAGAAACCCCGCATTTGTTTCAGTGCGGGGGTTTCTAAGATTGTTTATCTATTTACAATTATATTATTTATCTTATACCGTATTCGACTCATTGCCATAGATACAACACCCATTTTATTTATATAATCTTTTATTTCCTCCAGTTCTTTTATTGAGTTTTGTACACAATTAAAAGCTTCATCAATCTCTGTTGGTTTTGTTCCGTTTGCTTCATACTCCGCTCTGGCGTGAACTAATACGTCTAGTACTGAATTTAAGTTTTTCATATCCTTGGTTTTTAGTTTATTAAATCTTTAGCTTCATAAATATACTCGCATTCTGGGTATTCAGAATCTATATATTGCCAAAATTTTTTACTATCTACAATTTTAAACCATTCTTTTGCTTCTTTAAAATCTCCGCTGTGAATGCAATTAATTATATATTCGTAAGTATCATTCATATCCTTAGTTTTATGCAATTTACTTTTTTACTTGTTTAGAAACAATATTAATAACGGCTTCGATTTTTAATAGTGTTGAAATTCTAGGATCGTAATTAGGATTATTCTGAATGCTTGAAAGGATTCCTTTGCTTAATCCAGATAGTTTAGATATTTCATAACGGCTATAACCGCTTTCGTCGATACGCTTGTTTAAGTCTGCTAGTATTTTTTTAACTGTGTTCATTTTATTTTTTTTAGTTATACCACCAGTTCCCCACAACGAATAAACGAGGTGGGGCGAATTGGAAAAGTGGTGTCTTATACTTTATAATAATCGTCGGATTTTAAGAACTGTTTCCAGTCGTTCTCCGTATTCATTTCTTCGTTATCGAATTCTGATTGGCTCATTTGAATAGTTCTGTATTTTGCAGATAATTTACCATCTACATATTTACGAATTGTAAATGTTCTCTTGCTTTGATTAGCTGTTGCAGTGATTGTTTCGTTTGAAGTTTTCATATCGTTTATTTTAGTTTGTTTGAATTATTATACTGTAAAGATAACAATTAGTTTCGAATAATGAACTATTTATTTAAAAAAAGAACCATTCCGATGTTGTTTAGAATGATTCTAAGTAATTATTTAAGGGTTTCTATCTCTTCTTTTATATTAGCAATCATTTCGTTATAATCAGATTGAGTACGTTTAACCATATTATGACGCCTAAGTGCTAAGTCTTGCATAACCTCTTCACCTACTTCAGTTAAGAGTCTTTCACCGAATATTACAGTATTTCCACTTAAATTTATATTGCAATGATAGCACTGAACTCTTACATTGTTTCGGTCGAAATATAAAGCAGGATAGCCTTTTTTAGTGTAATAATGACCTCCTTGGCAATTACTGGTTCCAATTTTTAAAGGAGCGTCACATGTAAAGCATCTAGTATTTTCTCCATCTTCTGAGTAAGTTAATTTAATCATTAAACTGAATAAATCCCAATACTTCTTTTTTAATTTGGTTAATGTGATTTTCTTTTTAGCCATTACGTAAAATGTTTGTTTATCTCAATTATGTTTTGATAGTAATCATATTTACCCCTGTATTCTTCTGGGCTAGGCAAATAACACCCTTCGGATTCTGACCACCTCCTGAAACGCTCTGTAAAATCACTCATTTGTTTTGTGTCCATATCTCTAGTTCTAGCTAGATATTTACTACCGTTCTTTTCGTATACGAATATATCGTGGAAGTGTCTTTTAATAGTTGTTTTAGCTTCATCGGTTGTGTATCCGTGCTCTAATCCCCATAAAGTAAACAATACATGTAAATAGGCGTTTTGGTTGTTGGTTCGCTTTGGTTTTATCTTCTCAAGTTTAACCATAGCACCATCAGAAATAAGTTTAGTAAGATAGGTCGTTATTTGTTCGACCTTCTTACTTTCTTTTAGGTTGTATATTGCCATTAATGATGTGGATTATAAAATAAATCGAATAAATCTTTAGTGTTGTAAAGCTTTTCTTTGTATTTCCAGCACCTACCATCTTTACTTGCGTGTACTTCAATATTATGATTTAGTAATTGCCTACCAAATAAAACAGCTTCTCTACTATAATCTGCATTGGCTAATACATCATAAATATTTCTGTACTCATTTTCAATCCTTTCTAATGAGTTTTTAATAGCTATTTTATCACGCCTTAGTTTATCTAAATGTAAAGCAATTAAAACTATAAAAAATAGAACTATTATTACTAGTCCGTTTGTGAAAGCTAATTCACTTTTTATTATTTCTTCCATATCTATCTACTTAACTCGTTATAAACTTCTTTATCTAAATACTTTCTTATAACCTTCTTCTCAGCTTCGGTTAGTTCTTTGTATAGTTGTTTTAGTTCTTTCATATCTATTATTTTAAAGTTTTCTTAAAGTTCAAACTATCGGCTAGTTTGTTAATTCAGGGTTATCAAATATATTACCTATTATAGTCTTATTAGATGATGCCAAAATATTATTTGTTTTATGAGTTATTCCCATTGCATAAAACGAAGGTGCGTGATATTCCACTACAGTATAATATTCTTTACCGTAATTTTTAGACATAAGTATATCGCCTTCATAGATATCAACACCATTATTGTCTTTTAATCCTGAAAACTGTTGAACTATTACATCATTAAGATTGTCCAAACTAACTTCGCTCATCCAATATCCTAGCAATATACATTCACCCAAAATATCACAACCTTCTACTTTATTGTATCCGTGAAGCCATTTATTAATCCCAGTGTGGTAGCCTCTAAATTTTATTTTTCTCATAGCCTCTCTTTTATTTGTTTATAATTTTAATGATTCAGCAATCAATAATAACTGTTTCTTTCTTGATTCTTTACCTACGTGTTTCCTTATTAAGGTTGTATTAACTTTTTGAAGAGATGTAAGTAAGTTTAGTTCTTTCTCTGTTAATTCGTTCCTACTATTTTCAATTCCTGCTACATCTTTTAACATATTAGCCTCATTGATGTATATAAACGGGCTAGGTTTCTTCTTTTTTACTTCGGTATATTCTTCTAAAATCGCTACGCCCATTTCTTTGTAGTAGTCGCCTGAATCATTTCTAGACTTAATAAGTCCATCTAAAACCCATTTTAGAGCCTGTACTTTAAATTCTAAAGATATGTACATTGCAAAATCAATAAATAACAATGGGTGCATCCATGTTTCGGAATTACGTCCTTTAGATGATATCATAGGCTTGTCTATGTCTTCATTTTCTTTAAGGAAAGTGATAAATTCTTTTACGCTTTTTTGCCTTTTATAAAAGTCTAAACTTCGTTTATCGTTGCCCTCTGTATTATTCCATGAATCTATAATAGAATTAGCGCTAAAATACCCGTCTTTAGTCCTTTGCTTTACGATTTCATCTCTTATCATTACTTGGTTTGTCTTCATATATGTATTATTCTATTGATTCATTACAAATATAATACATTTATTTATAATCTATGTATTATTTTATGTTTTATTCTTCATTATAATTAATATTAATAATTGTAAATATTATGATTTTAATTAATTATTTTCAATCCAACCACAAAAAAAGCGGAAACCTACCTAGTAAGCTCCGCTAATCTTCACGCTACAAAGTACATATTGCCAAATATTACTTGCGTGATTGGTTATTTTAAAACGCTGGTTATTCTTTCTTGCCTAGCATTTGAATATTCGTACACTTTATTTTAGTTGCGTAACGCTTTTCATTGTCTTTAGTATATTCTTCTGTTGTATACTTTCCTTCAACATAAAGATGCATACCTTTCTTAAAGTACTTTTCAGCTACTTCTGCAAGACCTTTCCAAGCTACGCAATTAATCCATTCTGTTTTTTCTTGCTTTTGGTTTTGTTTGTCCGTCCATTTCTCAGTACATGCAATTGAAAAGTTAGCTACTGCAATTCCACCGTCTAAGAATTTTACTTCTGCATCGGCTCCCAAATGGCCTATAAAAATACACTTATTTACTGACATATTACATCTATAAATTTAGTTGAACTTATACTTTTCACTTCTACTATTTCTTCAATCTCTTTACGGGCGTTTATATCATTATCGCTTTCAATTAATACATAACGCTTAAATTCTTTTCCATCGATATCTTCCTCGATACATGTAATTAAATACCAAATGCCAGCTTCTTTATTCACTATAATATCGGTAATAGTGGTAGGCCTTATTACATATTCACCAATGGACATTGGAATCTCGTTTTCTTCACAGTACTTAAAAAATTGTTCTTCTACATGAGCGTATGTATCTGCTGAAAATAATATATCTACAGATTTACGTTTTTTGCCTACTTCTTGTTTGAATGTCAATTTAAATTTCATAATTTTAGCTTAACTATTATTATCACTTTGATGAAGTCTTAAAACCTCACTCGATTCTTTCTTGTTTTTATAAATAAATTCCCTTGCCTGTTGCTCCGATAAGTGGGAGTTCATGGCTCTTTTTTCATAACAGAATAATCCTTTACCCTCTTTTTCTCTTATATTTTCGGCTATCTTTTCTTCATCGTAATTATGTTCTATTGCGTATAAATCATAATCTTTCGCTGTTATCCCTTCTAAATGCGATGTATCAGTAGCATGTAATATCTTGCTATCATTTTTAAAAATCCTGTAGCCGCAATTTGGCACATCATGATATAATTTAATTGGTGAGATAGAAAAAGAACCATAGTTATAAACATCTCCGATTTTGTAAACATCTATATTCTTTACATGTCCTTTTATGTGTTCCACCATCCATTCGCAACAGCCAAACCTTAAAGTAGGTCTTTCTTTACTTAGTTTTTTAAGCGTGGTTATATTAACATGATCTTTATGCTCGTGAGTTAAAATAATCACCTGTATATTTAACAGGTGATCTTTTAGAGCTTTGAAAGGTACACCACAATCAACTAATATAGAATTATGATACAATACAGCGTTTGCTTTGCTTCCAGTAGCTATTACTTTATACATTATATTTTGACTGTTTTATTAGGTTCTTCTTGAGGGATAATCTCAGCATCTGTAAAATTACTATTATTATCCTCATTATCGCTGTCATTAGCTAATGCTTTGCCTAATTCAGTACTCATAACTCCATAAGTACCAAGCAACGCTTTTAAGACTGTTTTATTAGCCATTTTCGGACGGGCTTCCGAATCCGACCACTTACTACTACTACCATTGCTTTTTTTATCGTACTGATAAGATTTAGAAAATCTAAGTGCATGAGCTTCTATTTGTGATTCTGTCATATATACCGAAGCTCTAAAACCTGAATTCAATTTTAAACAAGCCAAATAGCCTATTATTTTATTATCTGGGAATTCACCCAATATAGTTACTTCACCCGTAAATTTATTTCGCTTTATTTCTCCTTCTCTTATTTCAACAGCGTTTAGATACTCATAAGCTCCTGTTCTAATAGCTAATTGAATAAGGCCTTTATATCCTATTTGAAATTGAGGAACACCTTTATAAGCTATTACATAAGCATACCCTAGATTTTTATTAAGAGGTAGGTTTAAAGCTGTGGCATTCATAGCACACATCATAAGTTTTTTAGGGTCGCATTCGGCTATATTCTTATCATTTTCGCTTAACGCAATTAGGTTACTTACGAATTCGCTTTTATTGTCCTGTAAATTCTCAGTTAAGAACTTTTGAGTATTAGGAAAGTTTAAATAATTTCCTATAGATACTTTTGTTTGTGGTTTGTTTGACATATCTAAATATTTTTATAAGTTATTCCGTTATCTTTCATGTATTGGCCTAAAGCTTTAAGTTTCGAATAAGTCGAACTAACTTGAAATGAAGCATTTACAATATCTTCTTTAGTTTCTACTTTTGGAGCTTCAACTTTTACTGGATTACTAAAACTACTAATTACAGGTTCTTTTTCAGGTGTAGTAACAGGTTTAATATCTTTTATTATCTCTTCAAATTCAACAATCTTATCCCTAAACTCGTCTTTTGAAAGTTCTTTTACTGCTTCCGTACTTATATAAATCTCTGTATTGAATGCAAAAACATTTGTTTCTGTGTCTAAATTCATTCCGACTCGCTCGAACTCTAACTTCCTTCTATTAAGTTCCTGAATCTGCTTTCTTTTTAGTTCAGTTTTTTCACGCTCTTTTCTGTCTTGGACATCTTTAATAGCTTTAGTAGTGTTTAAACATACCTTGTATTCGGCCATTATTTCAACCTCATGTTCTAGCGTTTTAATTAAAGAAATATCACCAGTTACACGTTCGATAAATTCATTTACTTGTTCTTTGTACTTCTTTTCAGTAGTAGAAAGATTGATATCTAATCCTAACTTATCAAAGCTTACGAAATCAATATTTTCAGAAGAAATAAGCTCATTAAAATAAATCTCTACTACTTCTTTTTTCTTAGCTTTTAAATCATTCTCTACACTTGCTATTTTATCTTTCAATAAATCAATAGCAGATTTATACTTTTCTGATACCTGTGTTTTATATTCAGCTTCAAAAGCTTTATAAGGATTGTTTATAGCCTTACCTATATCTTTTCTTTGATCTTCGAAAGCTTTTAATTCAGAATTTAAAGATGTTCGCATTTCTTTAAGGCTCTTTCTAGTATCCTCAGTAGCTACTTGTTTCTCAATGTTTAAAGACTCAATTCTTTTTGTAACTTCGCTACCTATTTCTTTTAGTTTGTGACTAATTACAGGTACTTGCTCTAGTTTAATTTCACTCATATCAATTAATTTTTAGTTTACCAAATTTACTAAAATAAGGCCACATTATCGAAGCCTTATGTAGTTTAGAATAATTCTAAATTGTCATTACAATAATCGGTTAATAGTTCGCAAATATCCGATATAGTTAAATTGTTGTCCTGCTGTTCTCCGTCGGTTGTATATACTCCGAATTCTAAAGTATTAGGGTGTACATTGCAATAGCTTACATGTTTCTTTACTACTACAGTACCTACTACATCGATAACTAAATTACGCTTCCAATTCGGTAAAGTGTAACTAAATTCTAAGCCTTCGATATTTACTTTTAAAAAGTATTCTCCGCAAGAATTACCCATTTCTTTGTCGTCGAGATCAATATTTAAAATCTCGGGTTTTAGCACTTTTATTATCTTGTCGCGCATATCTCTTCTATTGTTTTGATTTCTCCAGTTTCTGAATCTTGAAATTTATCACCGTCAAAACAGTTTTTAAATTTAATTATTTCGTCACGTGTATATTCGTAACTACTTTTTGTTTCCGTTTTCGGGTGACATTTATAAATCCTCTTATACATGACCGTAGATTTTTTTATTATATTTTTTAATTTCTTTTCGCTAGCCTCTTTGCTTCTAACAGATAAATTTATACCCTCTCTTAAAAATTTGATATCTTGATCTATATTGCCTTGATCTAAAGACCCTATAGCTAAACTGAAATTACCCGATATTTTAATTAAATCTTTTGGAAGTACATTATATTCATCCGCTACTTTTCTAAGTATATTATCAATATTTTTAACTTTTCCAGCCACAGAAATCATTAGGTATATCTTTCTTATGGCTTCTTCTCTATTTTTCGCTATTTCTTTCATATTGTAAAGTAAGTTTAAATTTAGTTTAGAATGAATATAAATTAGAATGGTAGCTTATCTTGACTATCTTTATACTTAAATTCTTTACATTTACTCAATAATACCTCTTTAATTGCATTGTGTATCAAGTCGTTGTATTTTACTTTATGAAATTTCAAATAAGCCATGTATTCGTTTGTTTCTCTATCAATTCTAATACATTTTACTATATCTTTAGTTTTCATACACTTACAAAGATTTGTAATACAAAATTGGCATTTAAAAACAAGTTATAAATAATTAGCCATTGAAAAACGACCCCTAAAAACCCAGTCCCATCTCCTGCCACCGTTCCACTCGTACTCAATTTTGTATTGCTTATATTTTCTGTTAGGGTCGTATTCCAAAACCACACCATTTCTTTCAACTTCTCCTGTTCTTGAAGAGTTGCATTTTACTTTTATCTTTTTACCTACTGTTTCAAATTTTTCCATCACTAAATAACTCTTTATAACAACGGCTCATACACCATAAAAGCAATGAAATTCCGTTATTTGATTAAACATTCTGCTATGCTTTTACGGTGCATAGCCAAACCGTTGTATAGCATTTTATAAACCAAATGCTTTATTTTAAAACGCTACACAACAACAAATATATTGCATTGTTTTCGTGCGTTTAATCAGCTTTGGCAGTATGCTACGTTTTTAATTTTTGCCCACCCGCTTTTGCTCTTGCGAGCAATTAAGGTCATAAATCCATTGTGAATAAATCTCTGTTGCTATTTGTGCAGTCATTATAGGGGGTACGCTCATGCCAATTAAATACTCAGGTTTATTTTTTAAGAAATTATAATCCTGTGGGTAAGTTCCACCATTGCAAAAACTTTTTTTACTCAAAAAATGTCCAGAATAAAAATCATAAACACCACCTTTACTTGTAATAGTTGGCAATATCATATCATTTTTTGCGAAAACATCTGAGAAGCAAGACCCTGTGCCGTTTATTCTGCTTGTAATATCTCCAAAATCTCTGTCATTTTCTTCTCTTTGTTCCCACCGTTCATAATACAACTCACTTGCTTTTCTTCCAATACCTCTTTTTATTTCTTTATATTTTATGCCCGGTTCATTGAAATTGAGTTCTATTTTTGGTAATATATCAAACAAACTTACTTGCTCTAAAAATGGTTCTGCTAAATCTTTTCTAAGGCATACAAAAAACACCCTTTCCCTACGTTGTGGCACACCCATTTTTGAAGCATCTAATAACCAATGTTGGCAGTAATAACCAGCTAAATCAAATTCTCTATATATACGCCTTACATATTCTTTTGCATTACCTAAAAGCAACCCTTTCACATTCTCAGCAACTACAACTTTTGGCTGTAATTCTTTTGCAAGGTCTATAAAGTCAAAAAATAAGTTATCCAAAACCTGTTCAGCTTGTCCTTCTCTAAACTTTTTTTCTTTTCCCCAATCTTTTTCACGGTTTCCAGCCATTGAAAAACTGCTACAAGGTGGCGACCCGTCCAAAATATCGAGGTTATATAATTCTTTTGGTAAATCTTTTCTAAGTTTAAAGGTTTGTATAGGCTCTAAATAAGCATACTTTGGGTTGTGGTTAGCTATATATACCTCCATCATCTTTGGGTCAATCTCATTGCATCCTAATACATCAAAACCAGCTAATTTATACCCCATTGTCGAACCACCACCGCAAGCAAAACAGCTAAAAACCGTTCCTTTATCTTTGGTAAAATTTGCATCTTTTAATGTCCACTCATAATTAAATTTCATAAAAATCCCCCTCCCTAAAAATTAAAAACTATTCTGTTCAATTAATCAAATTCCGCATTCAACGCAATATATTATTAACGTTATGGCGAATTAAAGTTCCTGCCATATTTCAGTTTTTTTATACCAAATTTGTAACCCTGCCCTTACGAAAGCATGGTATAAATCATAGCCTTCTAACGTCTCAATCCTACCTGTGTTAATCCACTTTATCTTAAATTTTTTCATATCTAAAAATTAACTCGCCATAACAAAATGTAAAATTAAAAGCGTATATGGCGTTTGCACTTTCAAGGTTTCTTTTCTGGTTACGCTTCAAATCTTACATGAAACGTTGGCAAGCATTTACGTTTGTTTTATTTCTAATCCGCAGTTGTCGCACCATACCATTTCAGGGTAATTAGGCTTAGGCTGTTCGCAGGAACAAAACGTCTTGCCAACAACATCTATAGGTAATACTGCGCTCTCGTTCATAGGTTCAGCCACCGCCATTACTGCGTTATCATTAAGCCAATTCCTTACATTCTTAAGTTTTTGCTCTGTTGTAACTTCTGGGTATTTTTCATTATACGCCTTTATTAGTGGTATTGGCTTTAAGTTTGGGTTTTCTTTTGCAAACTTCGCTATTCTAATCATGTCTAAACTGCTGTAATTAGGTCGTAATGCCATCGCTCCGTTATTTTAAGGTTATTAACTCGTTTTAATTCTGTGCAAAACTGAAGGGCAGCACGTACCCATAGAAAAACCGTTATGGCAAATGCGATTCTACATCATCTATAAATTTCACCATAAACTGCTTAAAGTCCTCTCCGTCCATGTCCATATCAAGTTCTATTGCCGAAATAAAGAAGCTACCTTTGTTTAGTAGTTCTATAAATTTAGGTAAAGCACTTGCCATAACACGTTGTAAATGCAAACCGCTGCTCTCGTTCGAGCATTCGCCACCACGCAACTTTTCAATAGCTTCAGTGCATTGCTTTATCTCATTTTTACACTTTTCTACTATATCCAAATCTCCTTGTTTAGTCCAAATTCTTACTTCACTTTCCAGTGCTTTTATTGCATCATCTAGTATTCTTAAAGCTTTTTCCAT